CCAGGGGCCAGGGAGGGGGTTTCATGATCCGGCTTACACCTATGTCATCAAGCTGCCGATGATTGATCCGGTGCGGGCCTGGGAGCGAGACCTGCAATGGGGACTGTGTAGGGAGCATCAGCGGGAGCTGGACGAGACCGGCCTCTGGCTGCAGAGTCCGGAGCAGGAGAGCCCGACTCGTCAGCGGCTCTTTTTACTGGTGCACGGCGAGGACGCTCACTACGGGCGTCAGCTGGCCCTAGCGGGGTACAATGCGGCGGTGAAGGTGTTTCAGAGCAAGCAGGCGGTGGTGGAGCCGCAGTGTTCGGTCTACGCTCAGAGCGAGCTGGGCAGCGACGGGCTGCACGTCCACCTGGTGATGGGGGGTCCGGGACTGAACAAGTACAACGCGAAGGCGGTGCGGCGTCAGCTGCAGCTCTACTTCTACACGGAGCTGTGCGCCAAGATGGAGGGCATCTGTAAGGAGGGGGTCCCGGAAGACCGGCAGGACGTGTATGCTCTGCTGGGTCGCCTGCAGGCGGCGCGAGACCGCACCGTCTCCGATGATTATTACAGCCTGGTGGATGTGATGACCTATCGGACTCGGGCGGGCGGGGTGCACGTAGCGAGAATCAGGGCTCAGGAGTTCCTAGTCAACTACCTGCTGTGTAAGAACGCGCGCTTCCACACGGAGGCGCCGACGACTAGGTGCACTCTGGACGTGGACTGGTTCACGGATACGGGCAAGACCTATCAGTCCACGATCCTGAACGGGGAGTCTATACCGCTGGGGATGAGGAGACAGCTCTGGCTGAATCTGCAGGCGACGAACGTCGCGCTGCACACGGAGCCGTCGTTCGGAGGGGAGCTCTTTGGTCAGCTGCCGAAGGTACAGCAGGCGGGGTGGAGGGAGACGGAGAAGGCGGGGGGGAATCAGCGCATGACTAAGAGGGAGAGTTTGATGGTTGACTGCCTCGAACGCTGTCGTCAAGGCGACATCTTGACGTACGAGCAATTGGTCGCCAAGCACAGCGATATGGTCGTCATGCTGGAAGCGTCTCCGGGAGGCGGACGCCTCATTGAGCAGATACTCCAGATGGTCCACATCCAAATTACCAAAGAGTACACACCATTAAGCTATTTACAGCATCTGGGTGGAGGGCGTCGCCTAGCACCGGGCAATAAAGCCTGGATACTGATCTCGTTGCAGGGTTACAATCCCTGGCAACTGGGGCACTGGGTGTGTACCTGGCTGAATCGGACCGGAGGTAAACAGAACACGCTGAGCTTCTTCGGTCCGGCCAGTACGGGCAAGACCAATCTGGCTAAGGCGATAGTGGGGGCAGTAAAACTTTATGGCTGCGTCAACCATCAAAACAAGAATTTTATCTTTAACGATTGCGCGCACAAGCTGGTGGTGTGGTGGGAGGAGTGCCTGATGCATCAGGACTGGGTGGAGCAGGCGAAATGTATCATGGGAGGGACCGAGTTTCGCATAGATAAGAAGCACAAGGAGAGTCAGCTGCTGCCGCAGACTCCGGTGATTGTCAGCACCAACAACGACATCTACTCGGTGACCGGCGGGAACATCGTGAGCCAGGTGCACGCCAAGCCGCTCAAGGAGCGGGTGGTCCAGGTCAACTTTCTGAAGCGGCTGAGCTCGACCTTTGGGGAGATTGCGACCGAGGAGATCTACGGCTGGCTCAACGAGTGCGCGGCGAGATTCGAGCCGACGCTAGAGGGCTTCCTCAAGCAGTGGGGTCTCGAGCGGTTGCCTAACACGTTTCCGATCTGCGTCCTCTGCTCTGGTTGTTCGCAGGACTGGGAGCTGCACGAGAACTGCGGTCCCTGTCAGACCTGCGGAGGCGTGCCGGAGCTCGAGACCCAGGACCGCGGAGCGCCGGAGCCAGGTAAGACCTCGAGGGGGTCGGGAGCGGTGTGCCTTCTCACCTGACACGCTCGGGGTCTTGCAGGCGTGAAGCGGGCTCACTCGGAGGAGAACCCCTTTGAGGCGCAGGCGCCGAAGCGTCTGTGTGTGCCGGATTCCGACGAGGAGGACGAGCCGCAGCCAGGTACCTCTCGCGATGTCTTCATGGGGAGCGGGCCGCAGAGACCGCAGCCGGAGCCGAGAGCGCCAGAGTTCGGGTCGCCGCGACAGGGACTCAACCCGTCGGAGTGGGGCGAGCTCATGGGCGTCGTCCCGGGGGCATCCCTGGAAGAGGAGCCGATCGTCCTTCGATGCTTCGAGACGCTCGAAGAATCTGACGAGGAAGACGCCGCTGGACGTCTTCTTTGAGCACCGGGCGCAGAATCCGGAGGCGCCGGGGCTCTGCGGCTTTCAATGGCACAGCACGAGACTGGCGCGAGCGGGGACCGAGCACATATTCGAGACGGCTCAAAAGGACTTTCAATCGGGGGCGGAGGGGGGCAAATGTGATTGGAATGTAGTTAGAGAAATCATGTTTAGATTTAAGAAGGAGATGGACCAGAAGTACAGGAATATCATGTATCATTTTGCCATGGGGGAGGCGTGCGCGCGGTGCAAGTACTGGGACGATATGTACAAGGCCTACTCGGCTCAGGTCGAGGTTGATCAAGTTCCTGTCTCTGCTCCTCCTACAGAGGTCACGGACCAGGAGATGCTCGAGCTAGCCGAGAGCATGGAGGTGGATGGCGCCCATTAGGCGCCCGGGTGGTTGGGTCGTACCTGGCTATAAGTATCTGGGACCGTTCAACCCGTTGGACAACGGGAAGCCGGTGAATAAAGCCGACGAGGCGGCACAGCGCCACGATCAGGCCTATGATAACTACCTGGCAAACAATCAAAACCCTTACCTGTATTTCAATAAAGCTGATCAAGCATTCTTGGAGGATCTTGAGTCTGACCGGTCATTTGGTGGTTGGATTGGGAAGACTGTCTTTGGTCTTAAGCGGGCCATCGCACCGGCTCTCGGGGAGCCGGACGCCAAGCGACAAAAGCTCGAGCGCGCCCAGAAGCGCAAGCTCTACTTTGCTAGATCCAACCGGGGGTCCAAGCAGGCCAAGATGGACCAGCAGAATTCCTCGGAGGGTGATCAGGCCAATCAGCAGACTGGCTCTGAGACGGCTCGCGCGGGAGGCGCGGCCTCGGCCGGAGGAGGCGGGGGTGGAGGAGCCGGACGGAGTGTGGGCATCTCCACCGGAGGATGGCGAGGGGGCACCCTCTTTTCTGACTCGGTCGTGGTCACTCGAGTCACTCGCCAGTGGTACTGTCCCATCTATAACGGGCACCGATACAAGTCCTTGGGGTCTCAGGACGACTCGGGACAACGAAACAAATATTGGGGCGGCATGCGGACGCCCTGGGGGTACTTTGATTTTAACAACTACTCGGGGCACTTTAGTCCGCAAGACTGGCAGAGGCTGACCAACGAGTATAAGAAATGGCGGCCGAAGGCCATGCACATCAAGCTCTATAACCTGCAGATTAAGCAGGTGGTCACTCTGGGGGCGGACACGCTCTACAACAACGACCTGACGGCCGGGGTTCACGTATTCTGCGACGGATCGCATCAGTATCCGTATCCGCAGACGCCCTGGAACGAGGGGGTCATACCCGAGCTGCCGAACGACGTCTGGAAGCTCCCGCAGTACGGGTACTACCAGAGGAACGACTACCTGCACAGCATCGCGGAAGAGCAGTTTGACGTGGCCACAGCCTCGGCGCTGGGAGCGCCCTTGTTCATGCTGGAGTCATCCAGCCACGAGGTCCTGAGGACGGGCGAGGAGACCGAGTTCCACTTTCAATTTGAGTGCGGGTGGGTGATGAACGACCGCGCCTACGCCAATCCGCAGTGCGACTTTAACGCCGCGGTGGGGACGAGGCGCTGGTATCCCATCCACGATGAGACCAATAATCGGTACACTTTCCAGAGGTACTCGCCGTACAATAAGCCCAGCATCTTCATGCCGGGACCGGGCACGCGCAACACGGGGCTGGTCAACGAGACCAATAACCCGGACAAGTCGCGGGGGCCGTTCGTGACGACCTACCTGCCGGCCGAGATCGCCAGCAGCACCAACAGCGGACTGGGACAAGACAGCGGCATTCCGAAGCCGTCGGCCAATCAGAGACAGAAACTGGGGTACTCGACGGCGCCGGCCAACGGGGCCTGCAGCGCCACCGATCGGATCACGCTGGCCTTTGACGTGGGGCCGCACAACACCGAAGACACCTCGGTCACCACGAGGGGCGTGGACACAGACGCCACGCGCTGGAACATGGTGCACAGCATGTCGGGGAAACAAATCTCCGATCATCAGACCATCTGGATGTATCCTAATCAACACTGGAACAGCACGCCCATCTGTCGGGGCAACCCGATCTGGGCCAAGATGTCCAACACCAACAGGCACACCATGGAGGACTCCAGCGACGGGACCCTAGTGATGGCGCATCCGCCGGGAACCATTTTTGTCAAGACCCAAAAAATTCCCATTCCGACGACGGCCAATACAGATACCTACCTGAATCTCTACGTCACCGGTCAGGTGACCTGTGAAATTGAGTGGGAGGTCGAGAGGTACCAGACCAAAAATTGGAGACCGGAGCTCCGCAATGTGCCCATTAAACAGGACAGCACCGCCTACAACTTCAATCAAAACGGCGAGTACAACATGCCGACGACCTACTACGCGCACATGCCGACGCGCATGGGCATGAACTCTGTCCTCTAATCTCAATAAACCGAGAATGCGTAAACCTATCACGTGTCCGACTCTTCTTGAGGGGCGGGGATCTCCCGGGATAAAACATCGATCGCTCAGACTAAACCGTATGACTATAATCTCATTCAACCTCCTTCATGTATACGTCACACTCATCGAAGATGAGTGGGAGGAGTCTTAGTTCACTCCGCCGC